TTTCATAAACTCCATATACCTCATGATGAGGATATGCTGCTCTCTCTCATCTGGAACTTGCATGATAGCAGACCTCACACGGTCCATCCTGGCCTTTCTCAGATTGATAGCATCCCTCATTTCATCCATGATATGAGAATATCCTGCAGCCACTTGGACATATAAATCATCCGTGCTGCTCGGAATGATGCCGTCCGGATGAGTGAGTTTCGCGAATTGTGCTATCTGCTCTTGAATATTCTTTGCAAGAATATCGTATACGTCTGCATCGATATTCTTCTTGAAAACTACCTCTTCTGATTTTGACAAAGATATTGAATATAATGACCTGACCGCCTCTTTACTTGAGCCCCTCATTCGGGTACCTGGCACGCGTTCGGCAACGGCCAGATGTCCGCTCTTATACTTAACGATAAAAGCTTTGTAACCTGGAGCAGCTGCCAGAGGCTTATACCTCGACTGTTTCAACACTCTGCCCTTGATCTGTTTCGGCGCCCCGCGCCCACCCGGATAATACGTCCGGTTATTCACTTTGTAATCAAGCATTTCAAGAGGTGATCCGGATGCCGTGATGATCGCCGCTAAATCTCCGACAGTTGCCTTTTTGATCTTATTGATCTTTTTGTAAGCAGCTTGTCCGCCCTTATTCAGTGCATATCGCTTGGCAGCATCCTTCACCATGCGCTTTTCAACATCCTTCGCAGACTGATTGATGGCAGCTCTTAATATATACTTTGATTTGTCCTTGGCAATCCCGAGATCTCTTTCAAGATTCTGCAGATCATCAAGACTGATCACATAATGTATCATCTTGCAGTCTTATTAGCCTCCAGTGTCAGGGAATATATCCCGTCTTCATCAATAGAATCAGATATGATGTAGGTCTTTCCGTCAAGTACAAGAGTTCTTCCAATCGCGGGAAGCGGTCCGAACTCATTAGCCCTCACATAGATCAGCAATTCCTTTAAGTATACGCCGTCGGAATACATACCGCGCTTGTACTGGTAACGCTTCTCTCTGTCAATCAGTTCGTTGTTATCGAACATGACCGTCATAGTCTTTCCGTTTATAATGTGCTCATCAGGGAACTCTTCCAAGTTCATGAACACCTGCACATTATCTTTTGCGATCTGATCCTTGAAAGCTGACATATTCCACCTACTTCTTTCTTGAATTTGTTTTAGGCACCTTTCCTACAAGGTCTTCACCCGTTTCCGATGCCGCAGCTTTGCCGGGAAGCCCCGGTTCAGCGGTAACAGGCTTTGCGGTCGAGGCTTTTTTGACCTCGCCGCTCACCCAGGCTGCGCTTTTAGCGTCAAGCCATGCCTGCACCATATTTGCGTCGCTGGCGGGGAGTTCATCCCCGACCTTGTATTGTCTGGAAAGATACAGAATCGGTATTCTTGCAACCAACTTTTCCATATTTTCCATGCGATACCTCCTAACCCTGCAGCTTCACAAGGATTGCTTTGTCTGCTGCAGCAGCATCATAAGCCGCGTAACCGGCAAGAGTATTTCCTGATGCTGTATCGGTGATACCGGTGCCGTCCCAGTAAACGGTAGCGCCCTGCGCGATGTCTGCTGTTCCGGTCTTGTCAAACTCAAATATACCGGTTACATGAAGGCTTCCTTTTTCGCCAGGATTGATATTTGTTCCGGCTACACCGATCCTTCCGGAGATTGCAATCACCGTGTTAGCTTCGATCACGGCGTTGGTATTGTTGACATAATCGAGAGACTCACCTCTCTGCCAATATGTAGCTTTAGCCATCTTTCTCTACCTCCTTATTACGCGAGCGGATCTGCAATAGATACACCCGGATTTTTAATAGCTCCGCGGAAGTCCATAACACTGATACCCCAGTCGAGGTAGATATCCCAAACGAAGCCAAGCACGCCAGGAGTCTCCATTCTTCTTATGGTCGGAATCTCCTGACCATTCAAGTAGTCAACCTCGATAAAGTCTGTATCCTCAGCTGCACCAAGCAGGAACCAAGGCATTACATTACCAAAGCCACCGCAAAGTACATTGATTGTAGGATCTTCAACCACTTCGATCTGATTTGCATAGCGGAAAAGCGGGTTTACTGCCTGCGTATTGCCGGATGTGTTGATCGTCGGGCTATTGAACAGTGTATAGATATCAAACGCCATGCCGGAAGGTACTACGATCTTGGCTGGGCGAACGATGATAGCCTCTCCGAACTGATCCTTTTGAGTCTGAAGAGCCATGATCATCTTCTGCATAGCTGCCTGATCAATGGTAGTTCCGGTTGCAAGTACATTCTTGTGAGCTGCACTGAACAGCGGTGTACCGTCATAAATTGCCGCATTGTCTACAAGGATCTTGTAAACCTGCTTGTTGATGGTCTTCCTTGCGCTTGCAGCGTACTTTGCCGGGATTCTTGTCACAAGATCGATGTCATCGTTGATGAACGCCTGGCGAGTCAGAGTGAACTGACGGCCATAGGTGCGAAGCTTTCTTGTCGGGAGCTTCTCATCTCCGAATACATCGTGCTTTAACTCGCTTCCTTCCGGAACCTCCAGGAACTCGCCTACAGGGCCAGCCAGATAATTATTATCTGCTGTCTTGAAGTCTTTCAGGCTTCCCTTCTTAGTGATCTTGTCGAATGTAACAGGTACATTCTTGTGGCCCTGCTTGTACGCCTTGTTGATAGCATTATCCAGAATAGCCGGGAATGCTGCAGTAGGATTGAAGAACTGACGCTGTGCAATATTGAACAGGTCGTCGCTTGCCTTTCTGTTAAGACCAACCTCTCCCTCACTGGATGCACATTCGATAAAGAGGTCTCTCAAAGAAAGTCCTCTCAAATCCTTTGCACCTTCAGCAGGCGTATCAATTTCGATACCTGCTCTAAGAAGGAGCGCGTCAGCTGCTGCCGCTCTGAACTTGTCGGAAGCATCGTTTGTAACCTCGACTCTTCCTGTCTGAGAAAGTGGTGCACCATCGCGCATCATCTCATCCATCACTGCCTTTCTTGTAGCATCAACGGACATTCCGCTGTCTACATACTGCCTTGACTCTACGCCAAAGTGTGAGCACATAGCCTCAATCTCGCGGATACGGGCCCTTTCGGCCTTGCGTTCCATCTCACGGACTGCCTCTATGTCCTCTTCCGATTTCGTGTTTTCGACCGGGGGCTCCTGGAAGCTGTCGATCTTGCTCTGAAGATCGTCAAACTCTCTTTGCTCCTCCGCAGTGAGTTCTCTGCCAGCGGCTTTTGCCGTATCCAGAAGCTCCTGCTGTCTCTGAATCCACTTTTCTTTCATCGCTCTTTTACCTCCTTGAGTAAATTCTTGTTTATTTGGAGCTGCTTTTCGTTGTAGTAAAAGCCGCTTACTCCCTTTTTTCCTTCCGGCTGATGTGATCTACCTACGCCGACCGTAGGTTCCTGCGCCCTTCCAACTCCTACAGTTGGATCCGCGGGCACGCTCACAATTGATATCTCATGCGGTACCCATTTGGTCGCTATGCTGCACGGCCCCGTGAAGCGTCCATCGCTTGATTTCTTATTGGCCGCAACCTCTTCCCATGCATCAACAACATATCCAACAGATACACCCTTAAGAGTTTTGTTGGATACCTTCTTGAAGATCACATCGGACTCATCATCATCGTCAAATTCAATCTCCGCTATACCGCGGCTATCTTCGACCCTTGCGCTTAAGACTTTTCCGATGACCTTATCCCTGTTATGGTTGTAAAGAACACATCCGATAGAATTAAGGCGCGTCAAGTCCAAAGCTCCCTCCGCGTGAGAAAGGATTTCCGTTCCCCACCATCTATCATAAGGTTCTTCTGAAGAGAAAGATAAGGTGAACCTTCGGTCATTTCCCTCGCCTTCAACCGCCCGGATTGAGCAGTCAGACAGGAAACGCTGCAGAGTCTCACTCTTTTCCTTTTCCCTCTTCTGTATCATATCCTCCATCTGTTGCCTCCTCTTTCTTAGTGCCGAATAAGACACTCTCCATATCTACGCCGCACTCTTTCCCAAACTCTATAACCTCGGCTATATCGGATATCTGGTCTCGCCAGTCTCTTCCGTTTTCTGCCGCGATCTGCTTAAATGTCTTCTGTCCGGTCTGGAGCGCTGTCTTATTAGCATTCGACTCTTTCTGAGGGTCGATCCACGCTTTCGGCTCCTGCGTCCAATCATGAGCAAGGAAGCGCTCCTTTTCTTCCCAAAACGTCGGTATCGTGATCACGCCTGAAAGTACAGCCGAAATCACGAAAGTCTCATATATCTCATCGAGGACTTCGATCAGGAGCTCCTTTTCCTCTCCATATGTCAGATCATCCTCGATCATGCCTTGTCTCGCACTTGAATATGTCGCTTCGCTCATATCCCTGCTGGTCGCTTCGTAGCTGATACCCTGTCCGGCGCCAATCAAGCGCTGCTGAAGCTTCGTGAAGCTTGTTGCATCTGCGCCCTGCCCTGTCGGATTCACTACCTGAACTTCATCACCGGCATTGAGTTCTTTGATCATCCCCGGAGAAAGCATCTTCCCTTCGTAATTGACGCGGTCGTTTCCGGATCCATTCTGTCTCCCAATTCCGGTAGGCGGCATTGACTTTTTGATAAACACCGACAGGCAGGCCTCGATTCGTTCTTTCACGGACACAGCCGTCATGAATTCGTTCACATCCCGGATCCTCGGAATGGTTGCCGCCATATCAGACATCTCACGAAGCTGTGTAGGCCTCTTTTTCGTAAAGTAAAAAATCACATCGTCAGCTTTAACATACACTGGATCCCTCATTCCGTATCCGTCAATGTCATACTGTTTGATGTAATATCCGACAGGTCTGTTCCATGAGTTATATTCAATTCCTCCGACAACTTTATTCCCGGCTTTTTTCGGATTCATGATCGTTATATCGAGCTCATCAACCTCTATCATCTGAAGCTTGAATGGTACAATGCCACCCTTTGTATATCTCTTTACAAAGAGGATCCCGCCGTCTATCTTCTTTCGTTCAACAGCCATTCGAATGATCTGGTTCAAACTCTGTGTTCCCGTCACATCGCAATTCTGCTTTTTGCACCAGCGCTTCCAGAGCCGCTCGATTGTCTTGTTTATATCAGCATCCTCTGTTTTTGCCTGAATAGAAAAGCCAGATCCTACCACATTACGCCGGAATGCTCCCACCACCGAAGACATGATATCGGAGTTTCTTTCAAGGTCCCTCGCTCTGGCTTTAACTTCATCCCTGCTGTATCGGTCCGTCAGCTCCGCAGACTGGTTTGAAACTCTCCAATTCTGATTTGGTCTGTCGAAGTTTCCTGCGTCATAGTTCCTTAGCTCATTGTAAGCATTCCTGTATGCCTGCCGTCTGTATGCCGCTTCAGGAGAAAAGGCGGCTACAATACTATCTATAAATCCCATCTTTCCTCCTATCTCCGGTCGAACACTGCTACATAGCAATCATCGAACAGGCCGTTTGAATTCTCGGCAGCATTCTGAGCCATTAAGTCATTCCTCATCGCGTAGAGCTGCTTTAGGTCTGCGCGAGTCAGTGACCTTGATCCGATCTTGTATGACTGTCCGCCTACTGTAATCGCATGGATAGCCGAATTTACACTATCAAGCATATCTTTTGTGGTTATAGGCGTATTTTCATCTGCCATAGCTGCCTCCTTCCTAAATCCACTTATCATGCACCTTGATCCACTGTTCTTCCGGTATTTCTTCATCTTCCTCCCGAGGTGTTTCCCTATCCGGAACTTCCTCTGTCTGAAGGTGAAGCGTCCTGACACCTAAAATGTCAGCGGCCGCAAGTGCGTATACCTCTGTATCTAAATAGTGGTTGTCGCCATGGCTATGCTTTTGCTGCCATTCCTGGCGGACAACCCCATTCTTTTTAACATTAACCTTATGTTCAGCCGTCACCTGCTGAGCATATTCTTCATCGCATCCGTCATATACCATCCAGCTTCCTTTACCGTTTGGCTTTTGCATACGGCCGGCAATCATATCCTTGTATTTTCCACCGTCCACAAGCACCAAGGTCATACCGTTTGCGCTGCTGCCTTCCCGGTTGATCTTTGACAGCTTATAATGGGATAGCTGTGCATGAGAGGAACCTTTGACCGGGAGTGCCCAGTCAGAATGTGTCACGCAGAAGTCGTATACCATATCTGTCTGATCACCAGAATCGACCAGGCATAGACGGACAAGCATAGGCTCTCCGTCCGCCTTGTAGTATTCAAGGTTCATCACTCGATCAATCTCTTCAAACGATAGAGCTTGACCGTGTGCTATATTCTGGCTTGTCAGGAAATCGCCCCAGGCTCGTATCGACCAATAGAACGAATTCTCCTGGACATCCACTCCGGCCGTGAGCATCTTAGCCCAGTGCGGTATCATGAATTCAGGAACATCCGTCTGACGTTCCATGACAAGCTCGGCATTTGTCTTAAGCTTTGTATCTTCCCACGGTTCCGCAAGCCATGAATTGACGAAGTTCTGAAGATCTTCCGGATCATCCTTTGATGTCAGGAACTCCTTCGCAATATCTGACCAGCGGACAAAAGGGCTATACAGAGTATTTATCCAAAAAGCAACCTTTCTGGCATACTTCGTATTATGCCGAACTATGCGCCATTCTCCTCGTCGCAGCATATTATGCTTATCGTTATCTGAAATAGCACATCCGCATTTCTGACACACATAAGTTGCGAACTCTGCGCGATCAGCGTAGCTCATTCCCTCCTCCTTGGGAAACCGTATGTTCGAAAAGTTGAATTCTATGTACTCGCCGCAGTGTGCGCACGGCACAAAGAAGTGCTTCTCAATGTCTGCTCCCTCTTTTGCTTTCCAAATATGCCCCGTCTTAAGGGTCGGAGTTGAGGTCATGTAGATCTTCTTGTTGTGAAAGGTCTTAGTTCTCTCTCTGGCAAGTTTGATCGGATCAGCTTCTTTATTGCTTGCACCCGGATATTTGTCTACCTCGTCAAGCATTAGAAACCGGATGGGCTTACTGGCAAGTCCGGAAGGAGAATTACTCCCGGCAAGCGAGAGATACATCCCTTCAAACTGAAGTTCCAAAAGGGAGGAGTTTTCATCGAACTTCTTTCTGATCTCCGGCGTGGCCTTAAGCATTGGCTGTAGTCGGTTTTCAGAAACGGATCTTGCCAGTACATCCGTGGGGTAGACAATCATCGTTGGTGCCGGATCCTGCATCACTATATATCCGATCATATTCTGCAGAGCTTCTGTTCCACCTACCTGCGTAGGCTTGCAGAATATGATCTCCTCTGTTTCGTAGTTATTAAACTCGTCCATTACGCCAACCAGATACGGCGTAATACTATTGCTCCAAGTTCCCGGCATTGCAGAAGACTTGGAATCTAATATCCGATACCGCTCTGCCCATTCGGAAACCGTGATCTGCTCCGGAGGACATAAGAGCTGCAGGGCTTCATACTGATATTGAGTGACATTGAACTTATTTCTTGGCACTCTTTGGCGGTCTTCCACGCTTCTTTGGCTTTGTTACATCTTCAATCTGCGGTTTTTCAACCACAGCTCTTGAAACAAAACCATCAAGAAGCACCTTAATCTCTTTCTGCATTTCGTTTTCAATCTCCCGGACTTCCACCGGATCAACGAACCCTGACAAGCGCCCTGCCATCTTGCCTGGGATAGAAAGAGCGAAGTTTTTGAATACAATAAAAAAGCGGCTGTAATCCGCTTTTACTTCTTCAACTGAAATGTAATTGCCCTGGGCGATCTCTGTCCTTAACCTGTGAAGCTCTCCTTGTGACTCTTTAAGAGCCACATCGGCCCGGAGCTTTTGCTCTTTCAGCTCCGCTTCTCTGTCAGTTCGTTCCCGCCCGTAAGCTTTATCTGAAAGATACTTGGTGTATCTCTGAATTGTGGAAACTGTCTCAAATCTTGCGTGCTTCCGTCCTGGCTCATGTTTCAGGATCCCGTCCTGAACAAGTTGTTCTATGCGTCGGGCTCCAATTCCGAAAAGCTGTGCCATGGTAGCCGTCGAAGAATATTCACTTAATCCTTTTTCATCTGCCATTTTGACACCTCTTTTCAGAAAGGAGGAAAGGAAGGAGTTTGACGCTCCTTCCTCTCTCATGGAATGTGTGGCAAACAGTGTAAACGAAAAGCGGAGCCCCTAGAACTCCGCCTCGATTATTTTTCCACGATATAATTTTAACACATACATTTGTTCCTTTGTGTTCCTTTTTTAAAAAGTTGGAAAAATGCCCCGGAAGCCTTGAAAAATGTGGGGTTTTTGGCATGGGGAACAGGGGGTAAAGTAGCGAAAAAGTGAAAAAAAATTGAATTTTATGCCCAAAAATACCGGGCTCTCCCCGCCC